CGTGCAAATCCGTTTGTGATAAGCATGGCACGTAGGCTTTGGCCGTCTAAAATCATGTCGCCTAGCACACGACCACCAAACTTGTCCCAGCCATAAAGAACCACTTGACGTTTTACACTTTTTGCCACGGCATTTTTAGTAAATGCACTTGCAGCTTGCCCACGTTGATCTTCGCTGGCACATTGTGCTCTGTGACCTTTTTCGGGTGTGTCAACACCGTAAACTCTAACTGCAAGTTCTGGTTTGAGTGGCTGCGGTAAAAATGGTGCTGCGATAACAACTGTGTCACCGTCATTGACTCTAACGACTTGTGCGTCGTAGGTAACGCCTTGTGGTGCTTTTTGTGCAAATACAAATGCGGGTGTTAATAATAGAACGGCAAATAATTTTTTCATTTTGACTCTTTCAGTTAGTTGTTACCAGGCTCTGCATGACCAATATCTGGCACTGGTTCTTGGTCCTGGATTGGCACAGTTGTGTCTGGCTCTAAAACTTTTACGACGCTTAGGGTTAGACTTCTTAATTTTCATATTAGGATCACCAAAGTTAACTTTGACTACGTTGCCTTTGGCATTCTTGACATACACTTTACTTTTCTTTACATCGCCTTTCATGGGCTTACCAAGCGGTACTGTACGGCCTTGGTACTCAGCTTCATTGGTAGTCGCACGGAACTGACTCATTGGTCCTTGAGGAGCGGATTGATATTCAGCATCGTTGGGGGTTGGCAACATTTTATTTGCGTCATATTTGGCTTTGTTTATCGAGTAGTCCATCCAAGGCTTGCTGACGTTTTGTTGATAATCTTGTGTGTAGTTATAGTCTTTGTCCTGTCTTGATACTGAGTACGAACCTGTACCTGTTTCAGGATTACGGGCAAATCCGTGAGTGGCAAAGTCATCACGTACTGTTTTTCCATTTTTATCCAACTTGTTGTGAGTTTGAACCACGGTTATTGATGTCTCAGGATCGTTGGGTGTAACTGGACCTGTTGACTTGTAACTGTTGGTCTTCGGGTCGTATTTGTTTACTCCGACCCACTTGTCGGTAAAAGTGTCTTGTCCCCATTTAAAATCTGGATCATTGGCTTCTTCTAAATCATCGTCGTCGCTTCTATCACGATTTGCATTACTATGAATAGGACTAATTGAATCTCTGGCAGTGGGCATGTTTGAATCTTCTGTCAAGTATCCAACATGCGTTAAAATTTTCATCATTGTGTCATCTGCTTCAAGTATTACACCATCTTCGGTATACCCAACAACAGTAGTTTCTATTACAATTTCTTCACGGGCAATTTCAATCTCAAATACGTCGCCAATACTAGGAACGCTTTCTAGTAGCTCTGCTTCTGCAAGGTATTCTTTAAGAGATTTCATTAGTTGCTGCCTTTCCATTGATCTGGAGGAAGAACTTTGATTGGCTCACCTTTTTTATCTACAACCTCTCCTTTGTCACCTTGAAGTCTATCTAGGTGTGTTTGGTAACGGTCATTGACTTGTTTTTCGTATGGAGTACCTTTGTACTGTTTACGCATTGTGTCAAGATCACGCAACTGTTGACTGTGTCTTAGTTTACTTGCTTCGGTACCAACTATGTCACCAACAAAGTCCGACACGTCGTCTAATACACCTTCATCGGTTTTTTCTTTTTCAATTGGCTCACCTGGTTCATAATGAGTTTTGTTGCCGTCTAAGGTTGCTCTGATACGTCCGGTTGAAGATTTTACTGAAGTTTTTCCTTCAGCGTCTTTTGTAAAACTAAGTCGGCCTTTGACTTTGTCACCAACGTCTTTGGCAGCATCGCCAGGATTTTTAACAGCATCACCAACTTTTTTAGCTGCGCTGTCTTCTTCACGAATCAAAATACTTTCTAGCATGGCATCAAGATCTGCATCTAGTAGACTTTCTGCCATTGGGTTGTCACCTAACTTAGGCTTGCCAGCAAACTGACGCTTTTCTCTATTCAAGTCATTGCCCTGGCGAGTGATAGCATCAACTGTTTCGTATTCTTCTTCTGGGGTATTTGCGTATTGCGTTACTCGGTCTTCGTCCATCATTTCTTCATCGTCGCTACTGACCATAACAATTTCTGGCTCGTGGCCGTGTGCAACGTGATCGCTGTTCATTCCAGCCAAACGCAACATATCAATTAACGCAGCGGCTTGATCGCCTTGTGCTGTAACAGTAACACTCTTATTACCATCACTGCTCATGTTGGTGCTGATGTTCATGGAATCCTGTTGCGAGTCCATGCCCATATCTCCGCATTCTTTTAATGCAGGATTATCTTTGTCACCTTTCCATTCACCTTTCTTAACAACGCTAACTGGTGGCTTGGGGTCAGGATAGGTATCATTGCCCATTTCATGATCCCATGCATCAGTGGCGCCATGCCATGCACTTTTAACCGCAGCAATAGGTTTAGCAACTGCTTGACCAACTTTGCGACCAAATGTATTGGCATCCGGACTTTCTCTATCAATTATGTCTCGGCGGCCTTTTTCTGCTGCTTCTTTTTCTTTATCAAATTTATCAACTTTTGGGCTAACCACACGTTCACGCTCACGAGGTGCATGCGGCGCAGCAGCACCTGGACTAGCCGGCTGTGCTTCTTTGAGACCAGCTAAACGTGCCAATTCTGTTAGTTCGTGGTCATAATTTAAATTTTCCAGCATGTTAAAATCTCTCTGATGTCCTAGCATGGCCAAATCGTTTTCAAATTTATTGTCAACCCACTGATAAGGATCGCCTTCGCGCCCTTTGGCGATACCATATGGTATATCACCAGCATCCATGTAGTAATCAAACAACGCTTCATACAAATCATTGTCTAATTGGTCGCCGGCAAGGAAATTTTTAGTTTCGTGCTTGAACTTGTTAATGATATGTTCAAGTGCTGTTCCAGCTTCTAACATAACAGCTTCGGTTACTTTAGAAGGAAGACCTTTGTGTTTGGTGCTTGCAAAATCTCGTGCGTCTTTTTTGTTCATTGTTTTGGCCACTTTCTTTAATTCTGGACTGGCGCCTTTTACTCGTTCGCCTTTTTGCATGGCATGTACCATGCCCATGAATTTTTGTTGCTGTTTACTTACTGCTTTTTCATTGACTGTGCGTCCGCTTAGACGCATTAATTCATTTAATTCTTCATCTTCTTCGCTAACATACCCATACAGTCGTCTAGCAGGACTAATACTATCATCTGTGTCAGTGGGTGCTGGAGCAGATGCTGTTTGTACTGGAGCTGGAGTTGCTGACTTTGAAGCCATTGCTGCTGCTCCTCTTGTGTCAGCTGGTGCAGGCGTATCAACTATTTCTTCGGCAGGATTAGCCGGTGCTGATGCAGCTACAGGTGCTGCCGACGTTGATGCCATTGCTGCTGCGCCTCTTGTGTCCGGTGTTGCTGCTGTTGCCGCTATTGCTGGTGATCCACTAATGGCTGCTTTTTTACTTGCATCAAGACTTGCACTAGGAGGTTCCGGTGCGATGGCAGCAGGTCCGGATGCTGTTGTAACAGATGGTGTAGTTGAAGTTGCATTGCGTTTTGCAATTGCATCCAGCGTATCACCTTTTTTAACGGTATATGGTGTAGTTTGACCAGGTAATGTTAATTGCTGTCCAGGTTTGATAACATTAACATTTTTTATTGCGCCAGGCTTAGCTTGATTTGTAGCCTGCTGAATTGCTTGAGTACCAGTAGTACCTTTATAATTGAGGTTTGCTGGTGCTTCAAACAAGTCTAATAGTTTTTTAAAATTCATTTTTTTCTTCCAGCCAGTCTTAAAATATCTGCTAGTTCATTATTTATTGATTCTGGAACACGTATGGTATTGAGTTCATCTTGACTCATACGTTTTTTACCAGTTAAGTTTTCGATACTGTTATTCCAAATATCTTTCCAAGATGACTCTGGTGGTTTTGATAAATCAGGGGAAATAGCCTGTAGCTTGTTTTTATCTTTTTCAATTTCTGCTTGACGTTGCAGTTCAATCTTGGCAGCGTCAACATCGTCTTGTGTGCTTGTGCCAGTTCTCCACGGGTCTCCATATTTGTTGGTAATTGGCTTTCCTGAGGTATCTCTCCAGACATTTGGTGTTACTGGTTCGCTTGTTACAGTAACATTAGGAAGTGGCACTTCCTTGTCAGTAACGTTGCCGGTTGCTGGATTAATCTTGATGGCATTTCTGGCAGTATCCCACGAATCTTTATCTTGTTTGGTCAGCTTGTCAAGTACATCTTTGTCAATAGGTTTTTCAAATGGTTTGACTTCTACATTGTCAGCTGGCTTATCTTTGATAGTGTTATTTGTTTTGACTGCCGGGGTACTGGCTTTCTTTTCTTTTGCGTAATCTGTAGTATAAGTACCTTTTTTCCCTGTTACAGGATTTGTCCAGGTAAATGTATCCCCGGCACCTTTTTTGTCTCTTGCTGCTTTAAAAGCCTGTTCAAAATCTTTACGTACATCAACTTTAGATGCTGCTTTCTTGTCGTCACCGGCAGCAGCATTGGCTGGTACTTCAGGTGCTGCTGCTTTCTTTTCTGGTGCTGCTGCTTTCTTGTCGTCACCAGCGGCATTGGCTGGTTTGTCTGACTTAGGAGGTTCTGTTCTGGTGCTCACTCCTGCAGCAGGCTTAGACAAGTCAGAGTCTGATTTAGATTTTTTAGGTGCAAGATCTGGTGCATCAGACTTCCGAGCAGAAGTTGTAGTATCTACTTTTTTGTCAGCTGGTTTTTCGGCTTTTTTAGTTATTTTGCCGGGTTCAATTACATTACCATAATCATCAACTGATGGCATTTCTTTTGGCACCGGTGATGATTTTTTTGCCACTGATTTTGATGTATCTGGCGGAGTAATCGTTAAAGGACCAATGCGAATGGTGCCAGGTTTGTCTGCCAGTCGTGCTTTATCTTTATCGTAGTCTGATTTTGTTTTTTCTAGTTCTTTAGCAATAGCTGCTGTTCGGGCGTCTATATCTTTTTGTTTTTGATCAATTTGTTGTGCAAGATCTTTAAGTGGATCTGGGCCATGTAATTTTTTATTAATTCTTGCTAATTCAGCCGCATCTGGTGCCATGGGCATACTGTCTTTTTTACTTGTTTTTAAAGGACCGCCTAGCCCAGTAGGCACTTCACCAGCCACTACACTACCAATTGGTAGCATGTCTGTGATGTTTTTAGCAATAGTTTTATATCCTTTGGGATCAAGATGCAGATTCATTGGATCCTTCTTTGATGCAAAACCCAAGTCAACTATGGGTGCTATTGTTTGCCCTTGCTTCATTGCTTGACGTAACTGATCGCGCAATTGTTGCGTTTTAGGATTATCTGTGGCAGTAGGCAATAAATGAACGACCTGAAGACCCCGTGCCTTGGCCGCAGCGATCAATTTGTTCATTTGATCAACAATTTTCTCTGGCTTAGCCGACGACACATCGTTGCCGCCGCCGCTGATGGCTACAACACTGCCTGGAGGAATTTTTTCTATATTAGCCAAGTGAATTTTAAACTGCTTGGGATCCAATATGCTGGCTCCACGATAGGCCATGCTTTTGTTCCACTGCTCACCGCCATAACCAGCTACACCTTGTGCTTGGCTATCGCCAACAGCATAATATCCCGGTCTTGCTGCTTTGGTGTCTTGCTTAGTAACTTCCTTGTCTGCTTGAGCCACCCGTGTCCCATTGGTGCTGTCATCAATGCCATGAACTTTTTTAAGATCAGCTACTTGATCGTTTACCCATTTCCAAGGCTTTGGTCCGCGTCCTTGTATAATTTCTGTTGCGGGCAAACTGGTCCACTGACTTCCTGATTTCTTAACTGCGCCAGTAAAATCACCTTTTAGTACAGCATTCAATGCGCCTCTGTCTGCAAGCATTTGAATTGCAATTTTGTCTTGCGACTCCGGACTAAAATCTTTAAGCCCTAATTTTTTAGAGTAAGGTCCCCAATTAAATCCCATAATCTGATACTTACCGGCGGCATCACTTATTAGACCTTTACCAAGTTTAACTGATTGGTTAGGATGTGAACTGAAATCTTTAAATTTGCCGCCGCCAACAATAGTGTCGTAATCGGTATTGCCTTCTGCTTTGGATATTAGATCCAGCATGACACGCACGTTGGGGTTTTTTCTTAGCTCATCTAAATCTAGCTGCTGTTGTTCTGACAGTTGAGCCGTATAACTACGATATTTTTCTGCTAATTCTTTTTCTTTATCCTGCTGCGGTGCTTTACTTTGATTGCCAAATTTTGACCGGGCTGGACTTACTGAATCTTCAGGCTCAGTCACAGGTGCTGGTGCATTATCAGCGGGTGCAGGTGCTGGTGCATTATCTGCGGGTGCAGGTGCAGGTGCATTATCTGCTGGTGCAGGTGCAGGCTTTGGCTTAGTTTCGTAAGGAAATGGTAATTCCCCGGCACCTGTGGTATCTATATTCAGAATTGCGTCTTTGACTGCGCCTTTGGCCTTACCAGTAACAAAATCAACTACTGTATCAGTTACTGAATCAGGAGTAAGATAATATCCGGTGCCCAATGCTGCTAAAGTTTTTTTAGGATTGTCGGCCACCCAGCCCCCTGCACGTCTAACCCACCCGGGCTTTGCTGGTCCTTCTTTAGATAATAATTCTTGAGTCGCTTTGTATCTGTCAAACTCATCCTTGGTCATATTCTTTAAATAATCTTCTTTTGATCCATGAACTTTTGGATCATATTTAGGATAAGATTGTGTTGGAGCAGCAGGAGCGTCTTTGTTTATAATTGGTATATCTTTATCTTTTAGTTGGCCGCGACGGTCAGTGATTTTAGGTTGCTTTTCTGCTTGGCGTGCTGCTTTTTCTTCTGCTCTAGCAATAGCATCACGTTCGAGCTTGCCATCTTTGTATTCTACATCTTTCATAGTCAGCGGTGGTTCACCTGCTTTTTTTCTATCCACTGCTGGTCTGTCATAGTCTCTGGCATAGTCTCTGGAATTGTCTGGTGCTCGTGGCGGAGCGTCTGGTGTTTTACGGCGAAGATTTCTCAACCATTCAGCAGCGTCTATACCTTTCTTGACAAGGTAACTACGAAGACCCTCTTCGTCGAGTATTCCTTGTTCTTCCAGTTGGTGTAAGTGATCAAACTCTTCAGGCAAGAAACTAGGATCGTACTCTTGATCTTTAATTGATTGGTACAGGTCTTTACCAAGATTGCTCCAGCCACCTCGTTCTTTAGCATAATCACGTAATTGATTAAACGCATCTAGTCCTACACTGGCACCTTGAGACATTGGTGTAGGTATTAGGCCTAGACCACCAGCAACAGTGCCAATGCCAGCACCAACCCAGTCGCCTTCGTGTGCTCGCATCGCTGCATCAGTAAAACCCAATGCTGGTACAACTTTTTTACCTATTAGTTTTTTTCCGCCAGCAATAATACCAGTACCATCTTCGTTAGTGGTTTTGCGAGAAACAATTACGTCCTTGGCTTTCATCAGTTGCCCTTATTTTGCAAATTTATCTTTTTTAGGGCGGCCGCGACCTTTTTTAGCTACTTCGCCTGTTTCGTTGTCTGTTTCAGGTTCGTCTTTTTGTGCTGCTCCACCGTAACGTTTGCCGGCTTTGATTCCCGAACCGCCACTAGGCTGTGGACCGCTACGTTTTTTAACATCGGCCATCATTTCGTCCCAACCTTCTTTGACTGGATATTCTTCGCCATCTACTTCAAAACTGTCTTTACCTTGAGCTCGAGCTTTAGCCAGTTCGCCACTGAACTCGTTGCCTTCTTCTTTTTTCTTCTTACCAGCACGCAAGGCTTTGAGATCGTTGGCATCAATCTTGTCTGCTGGTGGGCTCATTTTGGCAATTTTCTTTTGCCCTGGTGACAACATATCTTCGTTGTATTCACCTTCGCCTAGTTTCTTACCAGCGGCTGCGGCTTTCTTAAAGCCCATGTACTTTTCTGCAAGTTGTTGTTCAACACGAGCAACTGCTTCAGCAATAGCACCTTTGCTTTTGTCTTTGACTGCTTTTTTCATTGGCTCTTTTTTGTCGCCGTCTTTGTCCATGTCCAGATAATCTGGCTTGGCTTTTTTGCCTTCAGTGATAGTAGACTTGGTTGAATCTAGTCCACGCATGGTTTTTAAAATGTCATAGATATTGTTGCTCATTATTTCTTTCCTTTAATTGGAGGTAGGGTAGGTTTATGCATGCCTAGGGGACTAGTGTTGCCTTGCGGCATTTGGTTGGTTGTTTTAGCAGCCGGTGTTTTTTCTTTTGCTCTAGTGTTAACTAGTTCATCATCTGACTTTAATGCTGTTAGCTTGGGGGACTGAGCATCAAGCTCTTTGAGCATGCTGTCACGACGTTTGTCGCCAACCAATTCTTGTGCGCCAGGAACATCACGTAGTTCACTGTCTAAAAGCAATGCACCTTCATGATCCTTGCCATATGCTTCTGCATAATCATTCTGCTCAGCTTGTTGTTTGCCGTATACGCAGACCCAGTCGGCATTCATTCCTGTGCGCTCACGCAGTAGTTGTGCAATCTGCACAGGTGTAGTTGGGTAGTTTACTGTGGCTTCAAACTGCCAGCATTCGCATGATCCCCACTTGGGAAATTCTTTGTGTTCCATTACTGGAAGACTTTTTGCTTTGGTAATGCTAACCAATTCATAAGCATCCAATGCATGTTTAATTTCTTCCATCATGTCATTGGGATTTTGTTTAGCAACTTTGATACGGAATTCATAAGGTTGATTCCGACTTGCTATATATTCGTGTAGACTTTTCATAGGTTTTATCCTGTTTATAGAGTATTTATGTGTTTTTATTCTTTTGGAGTATCTGCTCCAACAGCTGGTTACGATCAAGAACTACGCCTTGTCCGTCAATGGGTTTGTCATCGGGATTGTCTTTGCTGATTTGATGATCTAGTCTGGCTTTCTGTAGCTGCAACTGAATCATACGCAGCTTCTTGTCCATCTTGGCAGTTTTAGCAGTAATAGCATGGCCTAGCAAAGTACCTGCTGTTTGAAACACTACACCACCAAATCTGGGATCCATATTCATACCAAGATCCATTAGATCATTGAACTTGTCTTTGGCCAAAGTTGACAGCTCATCTAGATCCGCATCAGTGGCATCCAGGTCATGAACCATGGGCAATGCTGCATCAATTTTGTCAATTGCTGCATCAACTTGAGCTATTGTTTCTTTGTTGTCTTTGATAGTTTGTAGAGCTTCGTTGGGCTCTACTGCATCTGCGATTTCTGGAAGATCAAAAAGATCGGATAGTTTTTTGGTCATGCACGTATTTACCGTGCTCGACCTTGATGGAAGATATCATTTTCAGTCACTACACGGAAGCGTAATCCGTTTTGACTACACCAAGCCTGAGCTGCTTGCCATTTGTGCATGTTTAGTACTGCTGCTGCTTGATCACGTGCGCTACGTGCAGATTCTAGTGTGGTTTCTTTGGTGGGTTTGATCTCAATCAGTTCCCCAAATTTTTCACCATTTTTGTTTACGTACATGATCATGAAATCTGGTACGTAGATTGTATTTTTGTTTGTAAAAGGATTGCGATAAGGTATGTGTACGGCTTCGCTGGCCCATTGCAGTATTGCTGGGTTAGTGTCGCAGAAGCGCATGAAAGTATGCTCCCAACTGCTACGAAAATGCGGAACTTTTTTTCCTACATATTTGTCCGGGTTGGTTATTTGATAAAAACCGTTTGCAAATTTTGCAGCCATTATGCTCTAATAGATCTTTGTACGTATTTGTTTATTTGAGGCTGATTGCTGATGCCAAGATAGCTAGTGCCTTTACGTTCAAAATTCAAGAACATTGCAGTATAAGCATCTAGTTCTCCATCGGGTAGTCGTTGAAACTCTTTGAGAGTTTCCATTGGATTAAGACCTTGCTTAACACTGGTGTAGATAACTGCACTGGCCAATGCTCTGGCAGCTTCTTTGTTGTCTGATATTTGTTCAAAATAGGCAACAATTGCTGCATCAACGTTGCTGCTTACTTCCACAGGAATTTCAAAAAAGTTATTGAAGTACTTGTCAGCACTGCGAGGCTCTAATGCATTTAAATTAATCTGTGCAAGATTGGTAGGTTGTTTCGCTCTTACTATGTTTGCCATGTTAGTCTTTCATGTAACGCTGATTACTCGGCACCGGGGGAATAACAGTTCCCATGTTGCTAGTACCGGTCTTGGCCAAAAACACTTCTTGTGTGGTAGTATCCAAGGCTACTTGCTCGGCGGCTGTTAGGCCACTACTGGATCCAAACAAAGAAGTTGTAAATATTGTGCTGTTTGCTGTCATTATATTGTCGCCGTTGGAGGTGCTGGGTTAGTTGACGTAAAGTTTCCGTAGCCGCCGCCAATTCGTTGCGGATTTCCATTTTGTATAAATTGATTTGCTTCTGCCCCAGCAACTGCCGGTTGTGGTGGAACCACTGTGCTTGCATACGGTGTTTGAGACAACGGGTTTGTGGCGCTGCTATTGCTTGCAGAATTTGTTCTGGAGAAAAATGAAGGAACACCACCTTGTACACCCTGGATAGAACTTAGTACTCCAGCGTTGGTTGGTGCTTTGGATGTTGCTGCGGCTGTTTGTTCTTGTTGTTGTTTTACTTCTTCGGCTTTGGCCTTGGCTGCACGTTCTTGGGAAACTTTTAAAAGTGCTCCACCAAAACTTGTAAAATCCAGCGGCGAGCTACTTGACACTGCTTGTAGTGCAGCTGATGCAATTGCAGCATTGCTGGTGTCATTGGGTTTTTCAATATTGACTGTTTTGTCAATTGCACCACCAGTAACTTGACCTTTACTGTTAGTAATCAATCCAGCAATTGCAACACCTGCTCCTAATTCTGGTTTTCCAGACAAGGCCAGTGCTGCGCCACCAAGTACTAGACCAGTACCAAGACTGATACTTGATCCGTTACTGTTTACACTTCCGGGTGCTGATCCTGCTATTCCGGCTGTAGACAAATCGCCTGCAGGAGGTCTGCTTGCTAAACTGCCTACTGACGGAACAAAAAATCTATCCCTTGGATCTTTACCGTTTAATATGTCCATACCAGCATTAAGCAATTCTGCTTCTGCTAGTCCTTTAAGGTCTACGTTTTTGTTTTTCTCGTAAGATCTAAATAAACCAAATGCACCTTTAACTGGATTTTGTACAAAAGCATCAAGCGCCGATACTATACCACCAGGACCAAGAATACTGTTGGTTCCGCCGCCTGCGGCTGTAAGAGGACTTGGTGCTTTGTCGTAATGGAGATCAGCAAATCCCTTAACTGTGTTTTGTGTCACATAACCACTGGCATACAACATAGTGGTATATGCAATAGTCATTGAATGTTCAAGTCCACCATTGCTGCTGGCATTGTGATTGCCGTGGCTGAACTGAACAATCATTGGGTTTACTAACGTATACTCACTAAATTTTTTCTGATGCAAGCTGTAGATTCTTATGGCCTGAATGTACTGTGCGCCATTGACACCAGAATCACTGCGAGGAGTATAACCAAAATTGTTATAGATATCACGCTGACCTAATCGATATTGATTTTTTGAGAAGTAAGCTGGATGTACTGTGCCTGCGCTGTCTGCATAACTTGCATCCATGTCTCTGTAATAGTGATGGAAGTAGTCAAACCAAAATCCACGAACTACATCAGACTGATCGTCATGGAATGTAATTTGTATAGTATCATATTTTACTTTGGTTTGTACAACTTCGGGTCTGTTATAATTGTTAAAAGTTTTAGTATCAATACTAAACTTCGGAAGGTCTACACCTTTGACCAACATACCTGCTTCTAGAACTTTATCTCTAGCGACTTTAGTCAATGTAGGATTTAGATCAAAGTACACATGATACAGCCAATCATACTTTGGGCTGAGAGCATAATTGTTATCAACATACAGTCTACTGGCATGTCTGAAATCACGTATCTGATCTCCAGTAGCCAACTGTTTTAAAAATCCGTCAAATATTCCCATAGTAGATACCTTTTTAATATTTATGCCAAAAAAATACCTGGTCAAAGCCAGGTATTTTATCAAACACTATAATTATTAGGCTACGCCAGTAATCAATGTTCCTAGGGTACGACCAACTGCTGTACCAACACCAGTACCTGTTGGTGTTTGAACTGCGTTATCGTATGTGACAGTTAGTACGATTTCTGCAGGAGCACTTTCAGTATATGACATTTCGCCATAGTTAACTTGGTTAACAAATGCACCGTACAACTCCCATGTTTCTAAAACGTTAGGTTGATTTGCGCCATTGCCGCCGTCTAACATTTCAAATTTGAGAACAAATTTATAATCAATACCTGAACTTGCACTTGCTTGTTCTGCAAAGTCAAATTGCTTCTGGATTTGTTCGCCAACCAGCTTGCTTACGTTTCCACCTGCATCATCACGCAAGGTAACTGTAACTGGTTCCCAGCTTGGCTTGCCTACTAGGTTAACCTTGCTGTTGTATGCTTCAATTACGAACGGATTGAAGTTAACATTTGGACGGCTGATACTGGCCACTTGCTTTGTTAATTCAACTCTGTCGCTACTAACACCAAAATTCTCAAATACTGCACGGAAGCGATATTTTAGTTTAGGCATTAACAAGCCTTGTGTGCTAGCACTTTGGTTAGTTGCTAAAGGTACTGTAAATCTGTTTAATGAGGCTATTGCCATTTATATTCTCCTGTTATAGGTATTTATCAAATTTTTTCCAAAATTTTCTAGGGGGTATTTTACACCCCCTTACCCATATTATACACCTGCTGCTATGTCACCTGGGTTCTTCAAGCGAATTGGGATGTAGATAAATTCAACATCTTTCATTGGCTCGATTGCAATGTCAACGTACAATTCGTTTCTTGCGATACGAGTTGGTGTGTTGTTTGTGTCATCGCAAACTACTAGGTAATCGTAAATACCACGTTTTGCTACTAGGTCGTTAATTGCACCACTAATGATGTTCTTGATCTGATCACGTGTGATTTTGTCGTTTGGTTCAAACAAGAATCCGTTGCCAACGCTAGAAAGAATTGTACGGATGTAGTTCACTAGACGTGCTACATTGATACGATCCAAGCTGCTTGCGGTTGCAT